CTGTACCAGTTGACATAGACGCAGGTGTTACAATAGACAATATAACGATTGATGGCACAGAAATAGATTTAAGTTCAGGAGATTTAACTATTGATGTTGCTGGAGATATTAAATTAAACGCTGGTGGTAATGATGTAATGTTTGAATCTGGCAGTACAACTTACTTAAAAATAATAAACGATTCAGGATCTGCACAAATTAGAAATGCTGGATCAGATAAAGATATTTCATTTTTAGGTAACGATGGTGGTTCAACTATTACAGCTCTTACTCTTGACATGTCAGCAGCAGGTGCGGCTACATTTAATAATGATGTAACTGCTTTTTCTGACAAAAGATTAAAGGATAATATAGAAACAATTCCTAATGCACTAGATAAAGTATGTGCCATGCGTGGTGTTAATTTCACAAGAAATGATAATGACAACCAACCTGGTACGGGTGTTATTGCACAAGAAATGCAAGAAGTATTTCCTGTCGTAGTTAAAGAAAGTAATGATGAATTAAATACACTATCTGTATCGTATGGTAATTTGGTTGGTGTATTAATTGAAGCAATTAAAGAATTAAAAAATAAAGTAGAAAAACTAGAGGAAGAAAAATAATGGCAATAACATATACATGGTCTTTTAATGATTTTGAAATAGATAGTTCTAAAAAAGTAAAAACTATACATTGGAAATACACTGGAGTAGATGGAGAAACCAATAAATCAGCTAGATTATGGGGATCGTGCGATGGAGACGATTTAAATTTTGATTCAATGAGTAAAGATAATTGTGTTGCTTGTGTGTTAGATAAAAATCAAAACACTTTAGATGAATTAAAAGCAAATATAGCTAATCAAATTAGTAATATAAACACACCAAACACTACAAAAAAAACTAAAACTTGGTAAAAGTAAATGGCTGTACCTAGTAACCCTAAAATGTCTGAGATTCAAAGTGAATTTGGTGGATCAAATCCAATAGGGCTTTCAGAATATTATTCTGGAGGTTCTTTTGTACCCTCTGGAGTTTCTGCACCCAATGGTCCAATTCCTTCTTGTGGAACAATTGCTATGGGTCAATTTAGATGTGCTGCTGCAGCACTTACAGCATCATATTTAATTATAGCAGGTGGAGGTGGTGGATCTTCAGATAACGGTGGTGGCGGTGGAGGTGGTGGCTTTCTATGTTCTAGCTCACTTTCACTTTCAGGACCTATTTCAATTACCGTTGGTGGAGGTGGGGCAGGAGAACCCTCTCCAGCTAATTCAGGTGGAACTTCAGGAAGTAATTCAGTATTAGGATGTACAACTGCAACAGGCGGTGGTGGAGGTGGAGGATCTGCACCCTCTATGCCAGCACCAATAGCTATAGGTAAACCAGGAGGATCTGGTGGAGGTGGAGGCCGTAATGGCGGATGTGCACAACCAGGTGGATCTGCTGTATGTGGTCAAGGTTTTGCTGGAGGAACTGGTGGTACTAATCCAGGTTATGCTGGAGGTGGTGGTGGCGGTGGAGCTGGTGCTGTAGGTACCAATGATATAGCATCTCCTTCTCCCGAAGCTACTGCAGGAAATGGTGGAGCAGGTAAACCAAGTAGTATTTCAGGAACAGATTTAGGTTATTCTGGTGGAGCAGGTGGAGCTGCTAGTAATGGAAAACCAGGTGGAAATGCTTCTTCTTGTGGTACAGGTGGAGCAGGTGGAGGAAATTCTGCTGGAACTCACCCCCCTTCTCAAGGAGCTTCTGGATCAGCAGGAACTACCAACAGAGGTGGTGGAGGTGGTGCTAGTTTTTGTGGAACAACAGGAGCAGCAGGTGGTTCAGGGGTTGTAATAGTTAGAGTTCCAAGTGCAGCTTGTATTTCAGCGTCACCAGGTACAAATTCAGTGGCTTCTTGTGTAGGCCCAGCTAATGATAAAGTAGCTACATTTACAGTATCAGGAACATTGACAGTGAATTAAGTTAAAATTATAATATAAATAAAAAAATAAAATGGCACATTTTGCAAAACTAGAATCAAAAGTAGATCCAACAGGATTTACATCAGATACTCATCAAGTAGTTGAAAAAGTAGTAGTTGTAGGAAACGATTGCGTTCCTTCAGACATGCATGTTGATGGTGAAACATGGTGTGTAAATTTTTTTAAAGGTGGAACATGGAAGCAAACTTCTTATAATCATAATTTTAGAAAACAATACGCAGGTATTGGATATGTTTATAATTCAACAAAAAATAAATTTTTAGCACCACAACCTTATGCATCTTGGTCGTTAGATTCAAGTGATGATTGGCAAGCACCAATTACATATCCATCAGTAACTGATGATGGTGCAGATCCAGTTGTTTGGAGATATCTTATTTCGTGGAACGAAACAAAATATAATTCCGACAATACTAAAGGTTGGGAAGCAACTAAATCAGATGCTACAGAAGAAACGTCAACAACATACAATTGGAACGGCACAGCTTGGGTATCCGAGTAGTTTTTTCTAAACCTTGACTGTTTTATAAAAATTCTTTATAAGATTTTATATAAAGATATATGAATTTTAAAAATTATTATTGGTATTTTAAATCAGTAATTCCTGAAAGAATTTGTAATGATATTGTAAAGTATGGTCATCAATTACAGGATAAAATAGCGATGACAGGTGGTGAAGAAAGTAAAACAAAAATAACTAAAAAAAGAAGTTCAAATGTTGTTTGGATGAATGATAGGTGGATTTACAAAGAAATACAGCCTTATATTAATAGAGCAAATGTTTCTGCAGGTTGGAATTTTCATTGGGATTATTCAGAGTGTTGTCAATTTACAAAATATAAAAAAAATCAATATTATGGTTGGCACTGTGATTCTTGGAATGAACCATATTTTATTAAAGAAAATCCTCAAGATCCAAGTCATGGTAAAATTAGAAAATTATCAGTGACCGTTTCTTTATCAGACCAAAAAGATTATACAGGTGGTGAATTAGAATTTGATTTTAGAAATTTAGATCCTAATAAAAAAATTAATAATGTTGTTAAATGCACAGAAATATTACCTAAAGGATCTTTAGTTGTATTTCCTTCATTTGTATGGCATAGAGTATGTCCAGTTAAAAGTGGAGAAAGAAACAGTTTGGTTATTTGGAATTTAGGATGGCCATTTAAATAAAGATAATATGAAAAAGAAAAAAACAAAAATTAAAAAAGATAACGTAATATCTTTTCCAAAACAATTACAACTAGAACAGTATTTTACATCACCTATATGGTGGGCAGATGAACCTAGTTTTGTTAATAAATTAAATAAAGCATCAGATCCTTATATTAAAGAATCTAAAAAAATTTTAAAACCAGATATTAATAAACGTAATAAAGAGTTTGGTGACAAAGGAGATATGGGTCACGTATTTCATTCTAAATCTTTAATGGGAGATCCTAATTTTGCAGAGTTACAAAATTATGTAGGTGCAACTGCACATAATTTATTAAGTGAAATGGGTTTTGACTTAACAAACTATCAAGTGTTTATTACAGAATTATGGGTACAAGAATTTGCACAAAAAGGTGCGGGTTATCATACCTTACATACACATTGGAATGGTCACATATCTGGTTTTTATTTTTTAAAAGCTAGTGAAAGAACATCTATGCCCTTATTTGAAGACCCAAGAGCAGGTAACATGATGAATCTTTTACCAGAAAAAGATAAAACAAAAGTAACTTATGCTTCTACACAAATTAATTATAAAGTAAGCCCCGGTCGTATGATATTCTTTCCATCATATTTGCCACATCAATATGTAACTGATATGGGTTATGAACCATTTAGATTTATACATTGGAATTGTCAAGCAATACCAAAATCAGTTTTACAATATAAAGGAGAAAATAATGTCATTCAAAAAAAATAAGTACTCTGTTTTAAAAAAAGCAATTTCACCAGAAATAGCTAATTTTGTATATAATTATTTTTTAAACAAAAGAAAAGTTTCAAGGTTTTTATTTGATCAAAAATACATTTCACCATTTACAGAATACTTTGGAGTGTGGAATGATGAACAAGTTCCAAACACCTATTCACATTATAGTGACATTGCAATGGAAACTTTATTAAAACAGGTAAAACCTGTTATGGAAAAACACACAAAATTAAAATTAAGTGAGACTTATTCTTATGCAAGAATATATAAAAATGGAGATGTTTTGGCTCGTCACAAAGATAGGTATTCTTGTGAAATATCTACTACATTAAATTTAGGCGGTGATCCTTGGCCAATATATTTAGATCCAACAGGTAAACAAGGTCAAGCTGGAATTAAAGTTGACCTTAACCCTGGAGACATGCTTATATATTCTGGTTGTAATTTAGAACATTGGAGAGAAGAGTTTAAAGGTAAA